GACCGAAGGGGTCTTGAGCGGCTTCAGTGTCGTGTACATCGCCATCGGGTCTTCAAAGGTCGGCATCGGAACGTCCTCAACCGCCATCACGTTCTCAGGAACCGGATTGACGCCAGCGACAGACGCCGGGGTCGGCGTACCGAGAAGGCCGGGATTGGCAGGCCGATTGAGCGGGCCGCGTGTGACACCAGCCTGCGGACGAACGCCCCATGCGCCGGGGTTCGCTGCGAAGCCACCGGGACGGCCAAAAGCCGTACCGCCGAACATGGTGTTCCCCGTGGTCAGGCCCGTACGATTGCCATAGCCGCCGTTGCGGGCCGCTCCACCGCCGCCCATGCCTGCCCCCATGCCGCCGCCAAGACCCCCGTTGCCGAGGCCCCCAGCGCGGCCAGAGCCGCCCTTGTATGTGCTTGAACCGCTTTCAGCGTCACGTGCCGACATGCGAATTACTCCTGAGAATTAGCGCCGTCCAACGGCAGAGAAGTTGAGGTCATCCACGCCGCGAGCAAAGTTCCAGAGATTGCCCGCCGGAATGGTAATCCGCGCCCTGTGATAGCGACCGTTCACCCGCGCATTGCAGATGCCATAGGCATTCACCGCGATGGGCGAGCCGTAGGTCACAGGCTCGTTGAGATGGTTGCGTTTGCCTACCGTCAGGGACGGGGAAACCGTCTGGCCTTCCACGATGGGGCGCAGGCCCTTGAGCAGCGAACGGCCACCAGGCGTCAGTTGCGTGTCGCCCGTCTCGATGGTCGCGGCAAGGTTGGCTGCTGAGAAGTAGCCCTGACGGTGCAGGGTATCAAAGCCCGACAGGAGCAGACGTCCAGAACCAGCCCAGAAGCGGCTGTCCACCGGGAACGGAAGCCCGTCAACCGTGGCAGACGCCGCGTCCATCCCGTCAATGGTGTAGGTGTTCTGCGTTGCGGCAGGATAAAGCATCTCATGGGTGACGGTGGCGTGGGACCATTGCCCCGTGGGCCAGTGATAGATCGCCACTTGGTCAGGCGTACCCGGAGACGGCGCGTTGATGGACGGGAAGCCCATCACGTACAGCTTATTGATGGGGTCGATTGCCGAGGTGACGCGATGCAGGAAGCTGGCGTCAATGTTCTCTTCAATCCAGCGGTCCACCTTCTCGACGCCAATCGGGACAATCTCAGAACCGCCCCGGATCATATACATGCCGTCATCGCCAAGGAAGAACGCGAAATTCTCAAAGGCGGCGATGGAACCGTCAGCACGACAGCCGAGGAAGTTGGCAATCTTGTCGAAGCGGAACGCGGTGGGCGGGCCTTCAAACGACATGCGGGTAATGGCACGTTCTTGGAAGATGATGCCAAACTCGCCGCCGACAAAGCCCATGATGGACCCGCCATCAGGCAAGTCCTGGTAATCCGAAAGCGTGGTGGCCGAGGCGACCCAATCCGCGATATTGCCGATGGCAGACCAGCGAACGCGGTTGTTTTCCGAAGATGTCTTGGCGAGAACGCCAAACTCACGAATAGCGCCCGCGAAGTATGCCGCAGGAGGCGTACCGCCAAGGGCTGCAAAGTTGGTCGAAACACCCAACTGGAACACCTGAACGGCGTCGTTTCCGTTGGTCGCAATCACGTAATCGCCGTATTGGGCAAATGACCACTTGCTGTCAGCCGCCGTGGCATAGGCACCGCCAACCGTGCGGGATACGTCAGACCACGACAGCCCGTCAGCGGCCAGTTTATACAGCTTCGTCGCATCGCCGCAGAAATTGAAGATAGTGCCGCTGATGGAGCGAACCGAAATAGCACCCTGAACGCGGGCCGTGACGGCAGACGCAGTGTTGGTGAACCCCGGAAAGGGCCGGAAGCCGTAGGAAGACGGAATGACGTTCAATGCTTCTGAGGAAACATTGGCGAAGTCTGCACTGTCAGGGAGCCACGGGGCCAGAGGTATCATCTACCACCCCGTATTGATATTGAACGTGCGGCGTGTCATCGGCAGTTCAGTCCGAAGAAATTGTGCGCCACGGCGATTGCGGTTCTCAGAACGAAGTCCTTGATAGGCTTCCTTTTCCATGACGGCGCAACGCTGTGCAATCTGGTCCGAGGCCAGAATATCCAGCGCAATACGCTTCTTTGCGCCCTGCCGGATCATTTCCTCGCCGTCAGTTGTCCAGAAATTCGAATCCGTATCCGCCGACAATGCAGGCAGCTTGTAGGTGTAGGTCATCTGCATGACATACGTGGCGTCAGGGATCGGATAGAGCCTGATCTGGTTTGTTACCCGCGAGTAGTAGATGGGAGCGCCCGTTACGGAACCATCCTGAACGTCATTGATTGTCAGGTCATCGACCGGAGCAACAATCTGCAAGCTGCCATTGTTGCTGCACCGAAGCGCCTGAATGTTGACAATGTCCTGAAACGTAGAAGACGGAGTAGACGAATATAGTTCACCACCCGAAAGCGTTGAGAACGTCACAGTGCGCGTGTTGAACCACCACGTATCACCCTCATAACTCGCGATGGTAGTCTGTATGGCGTTGTTGATCTGTGCGGTTGTTATATCGCCATCGTTTGCCAGTTCATCGGCAATGCGGGCGCGCATAGTGGCGTAAGTAGTCACGTTTTGCTTCCCTTTTCTTCAATGGCTATTTTCTGGCATTGTCCACACCAGTTACACGGCTCGCCCTTGCCAACGCTGATCCATGCGCGGTCAACGGGGCAGTAGTGGGTCCACATGGCTTGTATGTTAGGCAACAAGGTATTGCCCCGTAATGATAAATCTGTCTCCGGTCGCAACAGGGTAGCTTCCATCGTATTTAGTCAGATATATGCCCGTTGAATTGATGATACCCGTCATGGTGTAGCCATTGCCGACAAACGCCCTTCCAGTTGCAGAACCAATTAACGCGCTGAAATCAACTGGAAGAGTGATTTTTAAATCTGTCGCGCCCGTGCCATTGTTGTTGATCGTAATGTCAACAATGACGGTGACAAAATCAGGTCTGGTTTTGCAGAACTTCGCTTCATTGACGGTGTAAGTCGTGAGAGTCCCGGTTCCTGATGAGACTGTAGGCGTGTAAGACGCAAACTTTGAATACAGGCTGGTGTAGGTCGATTGTGAAAACAGACTTTTGTAGCTGTATGTCCCAACAGGGCCTATAATAACGTCGCCGTTGTCCACTATGAGCGTGTCGCCAGATTGCGTTGACGTAACGTGTACGCCGCCGTTTTGCAGCAACTGCGAAATGTTCTGTCCGATCTCACACGGTCCACCCGTAATGCCAGACAGCTCCATTGAGATCAAAGAACGCGCAAACCAATTTCCCTTAAAGTTGCCATTGTAGCTAAAACCATTGACCAGATTTGAAAGAGCGAATGTACCGGAAGGCTCTGCACCAGAAACGCCCGGAACATTTGTAATTCCCTCTGCGGCATTCGTGTTTAACAAACGAACAGGATACGGAATGTTCTCAAACCAATTGCGGATCATCGTTGTGTTGCCGCCACGGCTTAGGTAGCCGTACTGCGTACTGATGAACGGGCCGCTTCCATCCCAACGGCTGTAGAAGAAATTCCCTTGGATTAAGCGGGTGCTTTCTGAATTTGAGCCACTGTCAAGAATGTGAGCCAGCGTGGATGAAAGGGAACCGCTGAGAAAGCCGTTGCCTTGGATCAGCGGGCTATCGTTCCACTGTGTAGTCGCGGGTGTCGCACTGCCGTACCAGACGTTAGCCGTGTTTCCGCTCATAATCATGCCGACCCCAGCATTGAAATGGGTGTCGAACACATTGTCGAGGATTTTGGCATTGATGCAGCATTCCATCGCTACACCGTAACGCGACTGCGAAAACTGGCAGTTCTGGATCGTGACGTTTTGCGAGTTTGCGGCATACACGCACGCGCCGTGTAATGGCCCCGTAATGCGAAGACCCTCGATTACAACGTCTCGCATGCCTGTAACATCGCCGCCTGCGCCATTAGTCAGAGGATAGGCACGAAACCCATGCTGCATTGCTGCATCAGTGTCGGTTGAGGCACCAGCATTGGTAAATGTAATCGTTGCGTTTGCACCGGACAGAATGCCTTGAAAGTTGTGTCCGTTTGTATCAGTCAGGATGATCGTCGCAGAGCATTTGTATTCCCCTGCGGGAAAGAGAACCATTCCGCTCTGGTTGGCGTCAACCGCCGCCTGTATTGCAGCCGTGTCATCCGTCACGCCATCGCCAACAGCGCCGAAGTCTTTGACGGAGACAACGTCCTTCAACTTGAGATCAACGCTGCGGGCAATAGCACCTGTGCCATTTGCCGTGATTGTCTGGTTAATCGTCGTATCAAGGCCGATTGCCGTGCGTTGGGCAGCAGCGTTTGCAGCCGTCAGAAGTGCGCGGCCTGCTGCCGTGCTGTCGTTAATATCAGTAGCCGGGTGGGTGTGGGCAACAACCGAGGACGGACCAGCGACAACGCTACCAGATGAAGACGCAGAAACAACTGCAACATCATTGGTCGGGTCAACTACTACGCTAACTTCCGTCATGGCACCTCCAGCAAAGTGGAAGGGACAGGAGCCGAAACCCCTGCCCCATCGTCGTTAGTTGTTGTGGAAGCGAGCCGCCAACTGCGGGCGGATCGTCTTGTAGCCATAGAGGATGTCCAGGCGGGCCGGGAACTTGTCGTTGCTGATGTCGTACTGGCGAACAATACGCATCGAAACACCGTCAAGAACTTCGCGGGCCGCAAAGTCCACACCCTTCGGCATGACAAGGTCGGCGGTAGCGAAGGCGAAGGCTTCCTTCTGGAACAGCAGCGAGGTGCCGACAGCGGTGGAAGCCGTGCCGAGGAAGGTAATCGCTGCGTTGTCAGCCGGACCAGCGTTGACGTTCTGGGTTGCGCCAGAGGTCACAATCGCCGGGGTGATCGGGAACGAAGTCGTGGTCGCACCGGAGCCAACAACGAACTGCTGAAGAACACCCGTCGAAACCTTGGTTTCGGGATGGACAGAGAACACGTTGGCAATGGTGAAGACGTCACCAGCAGACGGCGCGCCCGTACCAGTGTCAACCGTGAGGGTTGCACCAGTCTGCGCGGCACCCTGGATGAGGTACGACACAGCAGCCGAGCGCGTGTGCGCCGGAAGCATGGTGTTTTCCATCCAGTCGAAGCCAGCAGCGCGGCCCATGTAGCCTTCCTTGAACTGCTTGGAGATCGAGG